CAGCTCTTTGCCCCGACGGAGTCGTTCCTTGTATACTTCTACGTAAATTGGGGTGATTAATTAAAGTAGAAAGACCCCCTATTCCTGTAAAGAGTTTATCCAACCAATGCATTTTAGTTTTAACTCTAGGGAGTTTAACTTTTTTTGCCATTACACCAGACTCGCTATGCCTTGATCTTGTTCACCCATTGCCTGTTCATTCGCCATGTCAATAAGCATTTGGTATTCTTCTGGAGTGAGTTCATGAAGTTGTCTTCCGTTAAATATTTCCATAGACATATCATTTAAAGCATCCATAGGATCAACAGCAGAAGCCATTTCAATATTTTCATCAAAACCTGGACCTTTTATATTTTCATCTACTAATTCTCCCCATTTATAACCAATCCTTCCACCATCTTTATAAGGTTGAAAATTTAAAAGCTCTTGGTTCGATGGAACATTTTGATTTACTGCTTGGGTGTTCGCAGCATTAGCATTGGTTAAGTCTAAAGGATATCTCATTCGAAACTCTTTCATTTGATCGGTTTCTAAATCAGGATCCTGCGCAATGGGTTCTATAGCTTGTACTTTATTTCGATTTAAATAAGACATTAAGTTATCGTGCTCACCAAATTCTCGAACTCCTGCCCCAAAATCTTTAACTCCACTCCATAAATTACTTCCTTGATCCCCGGCCCAATTTTTAGCAGTCATAATTCCACTCATAATTTTTCCTGGGATTCCTCCAAAGATACTCAGTGCACCTCTACCCAGAGCTCCTAATATTCCACTAATTCCAGCTCCTCGATTTCTAGGTCTGAATCTAGATATGTCTTCTCTTTCTCTATAACCAAGTCTCTCCGCTTGTTGTCTTTCAGCTATTTGTAATGCTGCTCTTTCGTTTGCTACTCTTCTATCAAAATCTCTGCCTGATTCACTAGGGCCTCGTCCAGAAAAACCTCTACCTTCCATAGCACCGCCGCCTGCTTCCGTGTCTCCACCACTTGCGCCGCCTCCACCCACGTCACCAAAACTATCCAATGACATAATCCCTGATGGACCTATGTTAGGACCTTTTCTTAATGATCCATGTAAGTCGGTCTTTAATATTAAATCTTTTTCTGCTTCTGTAATGTAAGCTAATTCTGTTGGTGGTTTATTGGGACCTGATTGCCATCTTCGGGGAGCCTGAACTTGTGGCTGATTACCTAAATAATTATCCACACCACCTTGAACTATCGGTTTCTTTTTAGTAGCCATTATCTTCTCCCATCTGGTTGTATGTCTAGTCTAAATGTTCCCAACTTCCAGTTTTCGGAAGTTGATGTGTTTGCTATTTTAAGCGCAATAGCTCTTCCTCGTGCGCGTGTGTCCACTTTATCAGTGGTATTGGTGATTGTAAAGGGACCTAATGAAGAACTCGCTGACGAATCATTAGGATAATCTCTTAATAATAAAGTCACTTGAGTGTTTCCGGTTTGACTAATAAAATCTGGAATAAATCTTCTTATCTTCATGATGTATTCCCCGTCTCCTCTGATGTCTGGAGCTCCTAATAGTTGTCCTTGAGCCGCTCGTTTTTGAGTAATATCAAAATCTCCTGAAAGAACATTAGCAGTGACGGCTGTCACGGCTCCCCCAGCATTAATTTGATCGGTCCCTGTTTCGTGTTCATAATAAATAGTAATACCATCGGTATTGCCTACTACATCATACGAGTCATCATCCGTGTTATCATAATAACAGGCATGAGGTTTATCGAATACGGAAGAATCGGCCCAGGCTGTACGAGGTAAGGAACCAGTAGTCCAAATAGGTCGTTTAGTAGTAGAGTCTAGATAGTTATAAGTCACCACTCGATCCACCACATTAGATCCTGAACTACAATAGAACCAACTCACTTCTCCAAAGAGGTTATTCAGTCCAGCATTAATTAAATTTCTTGGTGTAGAGTTCAATCCTTCAAAGACATAGTCTTCCACTAAGCATGGCATCGATTGAAGTTGACCAGAGTATTGGAAGAAACCATTTTCTGACATCCAAAAAGCGGTACCATCAACTTCCATACAAGCATTTTTTCCAATGAGTCCGCAGTTCGTTCCTACGTGTTCAAAAGAAAAGGTAAAGGGTTGACCTACAAAACGCATTAAGAATAAAGCAGAATCCGTCCAGATATAAATTGCATCACGACCTCGAATGGCTCCCATAATTTTAGAACCTTGGGCAAGTCTTTGTGTACCTGCCGTATTCGTTGAGGTTGGTGTGTAATCGGTTAAGGATTCCTGATCCGAGAATCTTATAAACATCGCATCTTGAGAGGTTGTCGTTCCAATCGTTGTCTCCGTTCCAAAGAAAATTAAATGACGGTCTGTTGGTGATACCAACATGTGTCTGGAAGCTGTAGGAGCTCCACTGATAATCGTCGCTCGTGTTCCCGTAGGATTGGTTGCAGCCGAATCCCATTCAAAACAGGCACCATTATAAATTAAAGCAATAAGTTTAGTTCCATAGTTATCTAAAATCCACATTCCTGGTTCAATGGTAAAGTCAGCTGAAGACGCTTCCCCCCATGCAACATAGTCAGAAATATTAGTGACCGTAACACCGGCTAGGTGGGTCGCTTTCGTAGTTCCGTTTACTCCTCTAGCTCCTCCACTTAAAGTGTTTGTTGAAGTATTATTGGTAGTAAAACTAATGTCCTCTGTTCCTATTCTAATTTCTCCAGAAGTAGGAAAGGCTGCTGTGTTAGCCAGAACAATATCCGTTGTTGTCGTATCCGTTAAAGCGGTTGCTAAAGTTGTGGTTGCTGGACCAGAAGAAGTTCCTGACCATTGACCCGTACCCCAACCAAAGCCTCCTAGTTCCTGAGCGGGTCCCACACCATAATAGGTTTGAGCTCTACAGCTTCCTACTGCGCTCGTCGTTCCTGAGGCATTACTGCCCATCGTAATAGTAATGGTAGTTGCTGTAGGAACCGAAGTCGCCATAAATTTTACATCTTCAAACGCAGCATCCGTGTATCCTGAACCCGGAGGTGCAGTCACCGTATCTAATAAAACAATATCATCCTCACTCATTCCATGAGGACTTGGGAAGTTAATAGTAACTGTAGGTTGACCGCTCGTGGTTGAAAAAGTACAACTGGTAATCGTATTTTTAATAGGGGTAATGTCATAGTACTGACCCCCTGAATAGACGTATAAAATTCTGTTTGTTCCTATGGCTGCGTATTTAATACCAGCATTATCATCAAAATGGTGAAGAGCTCGTCCCGCTCCTGTGAGTTTATCCTCACCGAGTTGTTGCCAGCCCCCTATCTTCTCAGGAGTTCCATATCAACTCTTTGCTTAGCCCTAATTAAATGTCAAAACCACCAAAACCCTTCGTCCTGTCTTAGGAAAGTCCATACAATGCAAGGGTCCTCCCTTAAAACCAAAGGCTTTAAATTGTTTAGGTTTAATTGTCTTTATAACTTTGTTTTTAGAATTTAAAATAAAGGTAGAGCCTCCATCTGATTGATTTAAATGCATTAAAAATTGATAATGAGGAAAGTCATGATCTACATGAGGAGCGCTTCGACCTGCTTGAGGATAAGTGAGGTTAATACATCCTCTAAAAAATACATTACACGGGATCTTATGGCGATGGGCAAATCTTTTAACAATCGTTATAAAAAAATTAGCGTGAGGGGAAACAATCTTTTGAGTGTCTCTGATAATTAAGCCATGAAACAACCAAGGTTTTCCTTCACCCTTAATACTTTCTTCTAACCAATAAAAAGGAGTGTGTTCGCTAAGAACGGTATTAGTGATATGTTTTTTTTCTTGCTCGGTAAGAATATCTTCATCTTCAATAACCATTATTTAGGGATGCCCAATAAAGGACGTTGATCATAGAGATTAGTTTTAGCAAAAGGCCCATTAGAATGATTATAATGTAAAAAAACTTGAGAACATATATTTCCTTGGAAAGGTTCTCGCCAGTGCTCTAATTCACACCCTGAATAAATCAACATGTCTCCTTGTTTTAAATCAACTTGAACGCCTTTAGGAGCATTGGGTTTATGAATCTGTTTATATTCATCAATCACAAAAGTTTGTCCTGACGGATCCAGAAAGATAGGCCATTCATCTCCCCCTAAGTGGAGAGTGGTAGATATCTCACAGCTCGGTCGATCTTTATGACGTCTTAAAATATTTCCTTTTTCATAAACACGGGTATAGGCATATGTAGGAACTAAATCCAAACCCGTTCGTTTCTTCATGATCGGAATCATCTTGAGTAATAAAGTTTCCATAGCCCAATCAGCATATTTAGAATAAGATCCTGGCACTTGTTTATCTTCGCGTGTCCCTATAAAAGGATTCCAGGCATTTAGTCTATTCTTAAGCATCAGGTAATCCACAGCGTCCCGCTGCAACATCATATAATGAAATATAAATTCAGAAAGCTCTTTAGAAAGAGCCCCTCTTATCACTTGATATTTTTTTGCTTTAAAACTCATACAACATCTGCTTGATAGATATTAAAAGAAACAGAAATTCTCCAACTCTTTTTTCCTTTAGCTTGTGATTTATTTTGTTCTACTCCATGCGGAAGCCATCCCGGAAACATAATACAGTCTCCTTCAATAGTAGGATATTTAATAATTCTCCATAAAGGTCTCGGGACATTATCACGACGTCGTGGCATTAAAATATTAGGTCCCGCTCTAGGGTCTACTACATATAATAATCCTGCATCTTTTGGGGGAATTTTTATATAATAAGCACCTGATAAAACCGCGTTAGGATGAATATGTTCTATATTAAAAGAACCGGGGTAATTAATATTGGCCCACATGTTTCCCATAGATACCCGAGGACCTACCCACCAATCTTTAAAAACTTCTTCTGCCATAGTCATAATGTGTTGTTGTAAGAGATTATATTCTGGGAGCGTATGCATAACCGTAGGACTATGCCACCCTTCACCTGCATTCGTTTTCTTCAGAGAAGGTGCGTTCTCACTCCATTTTATAATATCTTTAGTTAATTGGTTATTTAGATTTTTAAAATCAGGAAATTTTTTAAAATAGATAGGAGTAGGAAATAAAACTTCACGGTTCATTTAAAGGGAGGTCCTCCAAACCACATAACCAATGAACGTCTGATTCCTTTTTTAACTTTATTGACTCGGTGTCTTATAAAACTTGCAAAGAAAATCGCTTGACCTTGTTTTAAATCATCAGGTTTATTTCCATCGTTCATAAATTCTAATTCTCCCCCTTGAAATTCTGAGGGATCTGAAAGTAAAATAGTCATGGATACTTTTCTTACTGGAGGCTCGTTCAAACAATTAACATCTGAATCCATATGCCAATTATAAAATCCTCCTTTAGGGTATTCAGTATATTGTGCGGGCTCACTAATTTCCATTCCTTCAAAACCAAAATGATTTCCATTACATTGAAGCATGGTACGTTCAATTATTCTATACATCTCAGGCATTTTGGCAAAAGGAATCCAACTAATATGAGTGACCCTTTTATTAATATCATAGGATCCTCCTCTAGTTCCTCCTTTGTCTCCGACCTTAGCCTCTTCTTTTTTTTCTGCGTGTCCGGCTCTAATAATATTTTGACATTGTTCAGGAGTAAAAATAGGATTATTCGTCGTGGCAATCAAAGATTTCCATTTGGGTTCAAACTTCATTGAGCCGTCCTTGAAGCAATAGGATTATAATTCACATCACAATTACAAACCAACGTTCTTCTTTTTTCTTTTTTATTACTAAAGGGATAAACCACATGCCTTACATCATAAGGAAAGACATAGAAATCTCCAATCTTCATTTTAGGAGAGTAGTCAGACGTTACAAATTGTCCTCCCGCTGATCCCATTATTTGAAGTTGGCCATTCATGGGTTGATCGGGTCGTGTTAATTCAGGACCCATATCTTTAGGAAGTTTAAGAATCATAACAGAAGAAAGTCCTGTATAAATTTTTCCTTGATGAATATGCACAGGATTATAATCTCCTGCTTTCATTTCATTAACCCAGACAGAATCAATTTTCATGTCATACTCTCGAGTTTTATTCCATTTTAAATAATGATCAAAAGTACCATAGAACCATTTCATAATATCTTCGGGTAAAAAATTATGGCCATGCATTTTTTGATTATCAGGTCCTGCATAAAACATAGAGACCTCATCAGGAATTTTACCGGCTAATTGGTTATTGGCGTTGGGTAAGAGTTTCTTTTGCTTTTCGTAAATTTCATTTAAACCTACAAATACTTCTAAAGGCACATGATATTTTAAAACCGATTGTCCTAAAAATACAAATTCAAATTGGGGAGAAGGCATTTAACCCTTCAATTGTTTTTTCTGATCTTTGTAAGGAAGAAGTTCTCCAGATTTTTTTACTCGTTCTAAAGTTTCTAATTGTCCTAACACATTAAAGACTTCAGGTTGACTAGATCCTGGAGTTAACGTTCGTTTTTTATTCTCTAACATATGGGTATAAGATTCTGCTTGATGAGTATTAACATTACGTTTATCAAATTTTCCATCATCAAATTCTTTCTTTAACTTAGACCAAGAACTAATTTCTCTCATTCTAGCTTTCGCAACTAATTCCATATTAGCTTTAGCATACATCTTTTCTTCAAGCTCTACTTGTTTCATTTCTTTCTCTAAAGTATCTTTTTCTTTTTTAATATCTCTTTGAATTTTTTTAATCTCAACATCATTTTTTCTATAATCAAAAGAAAGATGCATTAGATTTTCAAAATGGGTATTCTGTTCTCTAACCGATTGCCAATACTTAGCTGCATTGCTTCCATATTTAGCATCATTTAAAACAGAAAAACGCATTTCTGTTTCAGTTCTAAACATTTGTTTCTTAACCCAGGTGTCCTGAAGTTCAGGGACCATAGCTTTAAATTCACTCACATCAGATTTATCTAATAAAGCTAACATATGCTTTACCTCTTTATCTGCGTGCTGTTGAATATTACGTTTTCCTTTATTCATTCTTTCTCCAATATACTTATTTTTAAATTAAATACAAGTTAAATTAATCCTATAAAATATAGGAGAGTAATAAAACTCTACCTAAAAAAATTTTAACTAGCAGTCCATGCCTTAACCGCAGGTGCTAATGTCCATTGTTCTACACTAGTTCCTACCGCTGGAGTTGGGTATCCTGCAATAGCTAATGCGCTAGCCGTCGTTGTTCCAGCGCCACAACAGCCCGCACGAGCTTGTGCGAGATCTGCGCCTGCAGCCCAATTAGTTCCATCCCATGTTTCTGTTAAGGTATCATATGCCGCAGGTTTATTTCCTCCGTATACCATTCCTAAAGTTTGAAGACCAAACCCTGATTGCTGCTTATTCTTACGACCTGTGACTTGGTTATTAACTTCCGTCCATGCCGTGCCGTTCCAGGATTCTGTATTTCCTCCCGGTTCAGGTTGACCAGAAGAACAAATTGAAGCAGTTGTTGTTCCAAAATTTGTAGGGACAGCCCTAGCTGTATTTAAATCTGCTACTTCAGTCCAAGAAGTTCCGTCGAATTCTTCTGTTTCTGCTCGATAACCGGCACCAGGTCTTTCCCCTCCAACACACATCGCTGCGGTTGTAGTTCCTGATCCACCTTGACCATATCTTCCATAGTTCAGATCTGCTACTTCAGTCCAAGAAGTTCCGTCCCATTCTTCAGTAAGGGCTCCAGGAGGATAGTTTCCTCCAAAATATAATGCTGCTGTTTGACTTCCAGCACCACTATTTTCTGTTCTTCCTGTATTTAAATCATTTACTTCGGTCCAACTTGTTCCATCAAAACTTTCAGTATTAGTGGTATTTCCTCCACCTTCAATTAAAGCTGCATCAACTGTTCCTTGTCCAGTTCCCGCAGGTCGTGGATTCGCCACTGCTGCTCCTGATGCCCATGAACCTGTACCTTGTGCACCAAAACCTTTAACGGTATTTGATGAAGTATTATACCAAACTTGTCCTTCTTGAGCGAGAGTATAAGGAGGAGAAGCTGTTGTAAATTCTTCTGTTGCGGTTGACCGTGAAGGTTCTTCTCCACCAAAGGCTACCGCAGCTGTCAATACACCTGCTCCACCTAAATCTCCTCTAGCTGTCGCTAAATCGGAAAGTTCAGTCCAAGACGTTCCATCATAAGTTTCTGTTTTTCCTGTAGCAGCTGTATCATGCCCTCCAAAAGCTAAAGCTGATCCTACTACTCCATTTCGTGCTGAGGATATATTATTTCTAGCAGTATTTAAATCAGCAATTTCTGTCCAACTGGATCCATCATATTGTTCTACTGCTGCTGTATCACTTCCTGTGCTTCCACCTATAGCTAAAGCAAGTGTTTGTACTCCAACACCAGCTAATCCATTTCGAGCGGTATTTAAACTTCCACCTGCAGTCCAAGATGAACCATCGTATTCTTCACATGCCGAAGATACTGGAGGAGGATCTTGATTACCTCCCATAGCTAATCCAGCAGTTTGCGTTCCTGCTGCTCCTAAATTATATCGTGCAGTGCTGAGTGATCCACCTGCAGTCCAAGAACTTCCACCCCATTCTTCAGTAGCTGTACTCACTGGCGGTATTCCACCGAATACTAAGCCAGCCGTGGTAGTTCCACATCCTCTACGACCATATTTTGTTGGTGATTCTTGTAAAGCTTGAATAGGACTCCAACTAGTTCCATTATAAGTAAAAGAAGTGGCTGTAAGGCCAGTAGGATAATATCCTCCAGCACTCATTGCTGCAGTTTGAGTTCCAAAAGAAGCCATATTATTAGTAGCCGTAGGCATAGATCCACCAGCAGCCCATGTTCCTGAAGCTGCCACGGATATAATAGGATCACTGTCAAGTGATTGAATTGTAAAACCTCTTATAGCTCTATAAGTTGCCATTATGTTGCCGTCACCGTTTTAGTTGTTGGACCCACTGTCCATTCTTCTGTTGCATTGGAGAAATTACCGGCTGGTACTGGTGCATAACCAAAACCTAATAATCCAACGGTAGTTGTTCCTCCACCAACATTATTCGGACCTCGTGGTGTTGAAAAATTTGTTGTCTCTGTCCATGTAGAACCATCATAAGTTTCGACGAATGTTGTTTGGGGTGAACCTGTATCTCCTCCAGCAAACATCATGGCGGTTTGAGTTCCCCATCCCGCGCCATTGTCTCTTCCATTATTTAAATCTCCAACTTCTGTCCAACTTGATCCATCATAAGTTTGTGTTTCTGCTTTATGAGGGGGATTTGATCCTGTATTAATTGCAGATGTTTGAGTTCCTGTTCCGCTACTTCCACCTGCAGAAAAAAGTTGATCCCCTCCTGCAGTCCAAGATGTTCCATCATATTCTTCTGTTCTAGTTCCTTGGCCAGGTGTTGTTGAGGGATATTTTCCAGATCCTAATGTAACCAGTCCGGATGTTTGTGTACCAGCACAACTTGCACCTCTTCGATAAGTGGTTGTTGAACCACCTGCAGTCCAGCTTGAACCATCCCATTCATAACAATCATTTTTATATCCGACGTTATCACCATCAACAGCTAATGCGGCTGTTGAAGTTCCCAGTCCTCTAATTCCTGCTCGTGCAGCAGGCAGAGCTGTAATTGCTGTCCACGCTGTACCATTATAAGTTTCAGCATTGGCCATATTGCCTACAGGATTATAATATCCTCCAAAAGCAATAGCAGCTGTTTGAGTATTACCTGAAGAAGCCGATCCTACATCTCCTCTAAGTTGATTAGCAGTTCCTCCTGTAGCCCAAGCACCTACTGTAGTTACATATTTTAAAGTATTGCTAGCTGTATTATAATAAACTTGTCCAATAACTGACGGATCAGTAGCTAAACTTTCTACTTTAAAACCTTTGATTGTTTTTAAATCTGCCATAATAATTTCCTATTCTAAAACCTCTCTAACAGGTCTACTTTTTTGTTCTTGAAGAAGGGCTGAAGCATCCCATTGAGATTGAGAACTTGTTAATAAAGTATCTAATGTTTCTTGTACAATATCTTTATGTATAACTTCCGCATTGTGTCTTTTGATCCAAGCTTTAGCTTCAGGACATTGTTTAATTTTCCATAGTTCAGTGCCGTAGCTCTTTGGTTCCAAAGAGACACACTCTTGGTGAGTTATAAAACCTTTTCCAGTATTAGTGGCTTTGCAATAATAATATGCCATAATATTTTCTAAACTATAATATACTATATTTAACTGGTCTATCTTGTGCTGCCTGTTCGTCAGCTGACATTGCATCATAAGCTGCTTGTGCGGTTTCAACTTCACCATCAACAATTGCTTGTGCTTCTGCTTTAGTTTTAGATACACCGCTTTGACGGCCTATCCAATCAACTCCATCAGAATTGTCACCTACGATCCAAACGTTGCCAGGTTCACCTCTTAAGAAAAATCTTTCACGGTCTTTGTGCGTGAAAAAACCTTTTCCAAAATTAGTGGCTGTACAATATCTATATGCCATAGTTGTTTCCTCCTTTTTTAATTTTATAAATCATAATTAACTCACTGTCACGGTTTTAATACTATATGCTGGAACTGACCAATCGCTTGATGCTGCTGGCTGTGTACTTGGATTAGATCCACCACTAATATTAGCAGCCGTTGAACTTCCAATTCCACCTGTTCTAGTTACAGCTGAAGGAATATCACTCTCTTCACTCCAACTCGTACCATCCCAAGTTTCTACATTAGTTACTTTAGTTGGGGTTTCTCCTCCTGCAACCATAGCTGCCGTTGAAGTTCCTGCACCTCCGTTTTGCAGTCCGCCTCTGGCAGTATTTAAATCTGATCCTTCTGACCAAGTGGAACCATTAAAAGATTCTACGTTGGCAAAAGTTGATGTACCAGGCCATGTTTGTTTTCCTCCAACACAAAGAGCTGCAGTTGAAGTTCCTACACCCGATTCTAATTCTCTTCCCGTATTTAAATCTCCTGTTTCAGTCCAATTCGTACCATCAAATGATTCAGTTAAAGCTGAGTTAGGTGTTCCTGGGCCTCCACCACCTATACATAAAGCGGCAGTAGTAGTTCCCAGAGGTGTACCTGTAGTATAAACTCGTGCACTATTTAAATCATTCTTTTCTGTCCAACTGGATCCATTCCATAATTCTGTATTCCCTACTCCCGCAGAGGATTGAGATCCTCCAAAAACTAAAAAACTTGTTTGAGCGCCAGGTCCTCCTGAGCCTCCTCCTCCAAATCGATATGTATTTAAAGATGTTGTTGAAGTCCATGATGAACCATCGTATTCTTCTACCGCAACTCCGGCTCCTCCACTTACTGGGGGTTCCCCCATTGCGATGATACCAGCCGTTTGAGTACCGGCTCCAGCTTGTAAATCTCTTGCTGTATTTAAATTTCCACCGGATGCCCATGATCCTGTACCAGCACTTACATATTTAAATTTACCCGATGCAGTATTATAATAAAGATCACCAACAATGGCATCCGTATATTCGGCTGCCGGTCCTGGTGCGGCTGTATAAGTCCATTCTTCAGTTGTTAGAAGATTTGCTGAACTTCCTGGGTGTGCTCCTCCTCCATATAATCCAGAGGTACTAGAATTTCCTGAAGCAGGTTGATAACTTCGTGCTTGCGCCATAGAATTTCCTGTTGAAAAAGAACTTCCATCCCATATTTCAGTTGTTGTAATTGCGGGATAACTTCCTCCGGCTACTGCAAAAGCCGCTGTCGTTCCGAAGGCTCCTCCCATTTGTCTAGCCGTACCCATGTCAGTTACTTCTGTCCATGAAGTACCATCATAGTTTTCTACTTTAGCTGTCTGAGCTGGACCAAGATCTCCTCCAATACAAGCTGCAGCAGTTTGACTACCAACATTCATTCCACAACTTCTTTTTCTAGCACTATTCATGTTATTTCCTTCAGCCCATGAACTGCCATTCCATTCTTCAGAATCAGCCGTTGCCGGGTCTCCACCTCCAGAAAATAATCCTGCTGTTGTAGTACCAACGGTATTACCATCTACTTTGGCTGCACTTAAATCTGCTACTTCGGTCCAAGTGGTACCATCATAATGTTCCGTGTTGGCCTGATTACCTGCTGGTGGAGCATTAGTATAACCTCCGGCTATCCAACCAGCTGTTAAAATACCAGCTCCTGTTGAAACAAACCCACCGGGTCTACTTGAATCATTTCCTAAGGTCCAAGAACTTCCATCATATTCAATGGTAGTTTTAACATAACCAGTTGGTGGAGATTCTCCACCCACCATCACTGATGCTGTTAGAGTTCCAAAAGTTCCTGCAGATCTTCGAACGACATTTATGTTCCCTCCAGAAGACCACACACCTGTTGATGCGGGTGCATCTGCGTAAGGAGTTGGATCCGCGCTAAGATTTTGTACTGTAAATCCTTTGTAACTTTTAAGATCAGCCATGAGGATTATTTATCCTTCAGTAGCCAGCCTTGAGAAGATCCTGAATAAACTAAAGTGAAACCGGCACGTTCAACTGCGCAAGTTAGACTTGCTGCTGTGCCTTGAATTTTTTCTGATCCGTTAGGTGCTACAGTTAAATTGTAAGTGTCAAAGGTTCCAGCATAATCTACAATAGCAATTTCATCACCTAGAGAACCGGCAGGTAAAGAAAGCGTCCATGCGCCTCCTGAAGTATCACAAAACAGACCATCGTTAGCTACTCCTGTGTAAGTAGTAGTTTTAACGGCCCATGATAATCCTCCTGCAATAGTTGTCCAGGATAAATTTCCTGAAGTATCTGATGTAAGCGCATCGCCTGTTGTAGTAGCGACGGCTGCTGGCCAAACGACTGTATAACTTCCTGAGACTGTAGCATGAGACTTCTGACCCACATAAGCGGAGTCATCCGCATCAGCTAAACGTAGTTCTTTCTGAGAATTAATTACCATTCCAGTTCCAGCGGTCCAGATTAAATCTGCATCTCCACCGAAAGCACCGGAATTATTATATTGAATTTGTGTATCAGATCCACCTGGATCTGTTGAAACTCCTAATGTAGAATCAACTACATTTGTTCCATCTGTGTAAAGTAATTTTGTTCCTTTGTCTGTAGTCGCAAACGTGACTCCTGTACCTGAAACAGTTTTAACTTGGACCGTGTATCCACCTGATGTTGCATTATTAATCAGCCACCAGTTTTCTATACTATCTGGAACAGTTACAATTTGGTTTCCTGTTATTGTTCCACTTAGTTTCCAAATTCTTGTAGCAAGTGTAGCTCCTGTAGAGCCATCTGATTTAACTAAAGTTGTAGTCTGAGAACCACCAGCAATAGATTGATCTTTCCAACCACCTGATATTTGTTCAATGATATTCCAGTTTGTATTAGTTAAAGTTCCCCATGTACCGGCTTTCTCACCAGTGGTCATGAGTTGAATTCCTAAATTAGTATAATTCGAAGCCATATTTTCTCCTATTAAGCCGCGTGCGTATCTTCTGTATACGATGTTGAGCCCGTTATGTCAACACTCGTATAGGAAGTTGATCCTGTTATCGTATCCATTTTATAATGTAATGGATAAACATTTCCGACAATAGCTGTAGCATAAACTCCTGTCAAGCCTACAGTCATAGCTGTCGTAGTAAGACTTCCCACAGATCCTGTCGCAGAAAGTCCCGTTAAACCTATAGACATTTCTGTAGGACTAATTGATCCTACACCTGCTGTTGCACTAACACCGCTAATAGAAACGAATTCATGTTCAGTGATTGTAATATCTCCAACTGAAGCTGTCGTGCTTAAGCCACTTATCGCAGCCATTGTTTCAGGCAATCCAGTAGCTGTTCCTAAAGAAACTGTAGCAACTGAAGTACCTAGTCCTTGAGTATGATCCGCTCCATTATTAATGGAAGGATTTCCTACCGTAGCTGTGGCTGCCACGCCTGTTGGAATTTGTGTACTTGATCTTGTTTCAGTAATGCTGCCTACAGAAGTAGTAGCGGATAGTCCTGAAAGTGTATATGAAGTTTCTAAAGTTAAAGAACCAACTGAAGATGTAATCGATTGTCCTGTTAAAGTTTCAGCAGCTTCATCAACACTGCCCCAACCATTTTCACCCCATGCTAAAGTACCCCAACCTGGATAGTATTCTACTTCTATGGTTCCTAAACTAGTAGTAGCTGAAAGACCTGTAAGGGTAACGGTCGGAGAATCACCCCAAGCTTGAGAACCCCATTCAAGACGTCCCCATCCTTGTTGAACTGTATTAGAATCTCCCCAGTCGGCTTGACCCCAGGTTAATCGTCCCCATCCTGTAGACATAAGGAGTTCCTCCTTACGCTATTCTCAGGATAGCGTCAGATGCGTCAGGTGTTGGAAATTGAACTGTAAACGTTCCGCTAGAAACTGTTTTATCTCCACCGAAAGCTACAATTATAACAGAATCAGTTGTGCCTGAACCACTGCCAGTCGTTGTATTATAAATCATACAACCATTAGCTGTGAACGAGGCAGAACTCCATGATATATTATCAAAATCTACCCATGCTGTAGTTCCAGATGAAGTCGGACTAGAGCTTGCAATAGTCAACGCTGCTCCGCCAGCTGTGTAAGCTGATCCTGAAGTGTTTGTAATTTCATTCGTTGTGGAATAATCAGTCGTCGCTGCACCCAAAGATGCTGAACTTGTAAACAACGCAATTTTAAACGTATCTCCACCAGAAGTAGAAAAATTGTGACTTCCTTGAAGTAATTCTACTTTAAATGATGTACATACTGCTGATGTTATTGCCATATTTTCTCCTATTATGGAGACGGAGATTTGATAGGTATACGAACTGTTCCATCCGTATAATCATCTCTTCTTCGTCTACCAAGCTGCGTTCCCGCAAACTTCTGTACCTCTTGTTTATACTTGTTTTCATAAAGTGTCAACATGTCCATAGGACCTTTTAAAAATCCATAAGCCTCTGCTAGAGATGCATAAAGTAAACCTTGAGGAAAATAACGGCTGATATAAGTCCCAGAGGTATTAGTCACTAGACTCGTAGGTTGTGCATTATAATAAATTCTAAAAGCGTAAGTCGTGTCGGGTGTAGGGGCTAATAAAAGTCCTCCTGACGTAGAGTCAGTTAAACCCGTAGCTCCTCCAAACATAGCGTAATATTTAGGTTGACCAGTTACATCTTGAGCTGTCTGTCCTCCCGAAGGACCTGTTAATTTCGCCACATACTCCCTTAAATAACTTACATCTTTTTTCTGTAAAAAAACAGAATTCCCATCCGTAGATGAGGTTGAATCAAAAACTTCAACGGCTCTAACAAAAAGACATCCTGCTGGAGCATTGATGGTATTGTCATCCGTTGCAAAATTTCCTGTGGCCATTTTACGATCAGAATCCATAGGAACATCTAATAAAATTCTCTGCTCAACATTTTCTATAAATCTATTACAAATAGCTGCAGTTAATACATTAGAATCTACTTCTGTATAGTTTCTAATATCCGTTACTAAATTATCGTAAGTATATGCTGCCATAATTATAAGCTCTCAATATTAAGAGGACTGATGACACAATTAAATCCTCCTCCTGTTGCCGTGCCGCTCGCAGCACTTGGTAATGTCACCGTAAAACTATTGTATTCTTTTACAGTGGTGCCAGCATCATTAACATAACTCGTCTCGATCAAAGAAGCAACTGTAAAAGCTCCATAGACCTTGGCTCCGGAATCATGGGAATCCGCTGTACTAGCTGGAGGTGTATAACCCCGATAAGGGGAAGACGTTCCTCGAGTACATCCTGTTAAATTATTACTAGATCTTCCTGTATATTTAATAACTTCGTTTTGATATTTTCCCACTTTTAAGGGATCACTTGTGTCACTAGAAGTTAAAACTTTTTCAATCATTATATAACCACTAGTTGGAAAAATAGAGCCATCCGTTAAAGTAATAGTAGTTGCGCTGTCTGTAATATTTCCATTTAAAGTAGTTTGCATTTGTAATGCATCAATTGATACTCCACCTACAGCTTCTTTAACAGTAGCAAATCTTACAACATCATTAACTTCTAATTGACTTCTTAAAAAGGCTACAGTTAGAGTTGTATTTGATGCTGTTGTAAAAGGGTTCAAAGGTAAAAAATCTTGTGTAGAAAATTCTGTTCTTGCTGGTCGTGCTCTTTGTAAAGCCTGAGGATCAGCACTTGTTGGTTTAGGTTGTAGTTGAGGAGACTTAGGTTCGTATTCTGAAAAATGAACCCATGCACCATTCCATTCTCTTACCATTTCTGAGTAAGGAAAAGCCATTCCAGAACGATCTGAAATCGCTAACGCATATTTTCCAGAAGAGAATGTAGTCATAATTAAGTTGCCGTATCTGGATAGTAAACCTTAGGAGCAATATATGTGCTAGTAATATCAGCATCTTCTTTAACTGCTCTAGCTAACTCATCCTCATAAAATAATTTTAATTCTTGTGCCCGTTGTGGAGCGTTTTTTTGTGCTAAATAAAATGCGAGACCGGCTGTCATACAAGGAACAAATCTATAAGGAACATTACTTGCATTTCCATATGCGCCTGCATCTTGAATTCTTCTTGCATAGTAAAGATTTAATTTATTTCCATCTTGCGCTGCACCGGGAGTTAAATAAATTGTTAATGTTGTTCTATCAATAAATCTCTGAATAAAAAAAGAAGTAGGAGTTCCTGTTGCAGTTTTATTAGAATATCCTTGATATTGAGATCTGCTTACTTCTGTCATGGGAGAATCAACACTTGTAGAAGTAATTCTATAATTTACTTCTAGTATATTATCCATTCCTGTACCATGTTGAGTTACTGTATCTCCACTGGAATGAGTTGCAGCTGTCGTACTACTGGAACCACGGATCGCTCCTGTAAGATTTGCTGCTCCCGTAGCTGCAGATTTTCCGGTATATCTAATTGTTTCAGAACCTATTGTAATAGTTCCTCCCCCTTCGCTAGCGCCCGGCATATCGGTAACACTAGTTAAAGGAATATCAGTAACGGATGCATTAATGCCAGATGATAAAGTAGTAGTTAAACCGTTAGATGCTCCGTCTTGAGGAGATCTATAAGTTGTATAAACATTCTGGTTTTCAACTAAAGTAAATCCTTGATTAGCTACTTCCCAATAATGAAGTCCTCTATTACCCCATTCAGAAAATAGAATATTTAAAGATCTTTTTGCAGTCTTTAATTGATAACCAGAAACGTTTTGAATTCCAATACGTTCGTAAGACTCCTCTACAATTTCATCAATCGGAAGAGTTTTTCCAAAAGTATATGTTTGAGACGTAGTGTTAGCCACAAGTCCTCCTAACCGTAGAAGACTGTAACTTTATCCACACCGCCCGTAAGAGTAGCATAAGAACTAGTAGCACAGTAAATTCCATTACCTGGCATATCTATTTGATAAACCATTGGTTCTCCGGCACTTGTTCCACCTACTGGGACATCAAATGTTGCAAGAGTAGTTCCACCTGAACCACCATCTTTAATTACAATGGTACCAAGTGCGCCTTCGCTACAATAATAAATTCCAAGAATTCTACTTGGACCTGCGAAGACTGCTCCTGACGCTGTTAGATGCGTTGATTTTACGTCTGTTGAATAACTTCCCATAATTTTTTCTCCTTAGTCGTGAGCTCCCGAAGGAGCTCACAAATTATCTATTAAGACTCTTTAGCCCAAACACCTTGAACGTCAGTTACTTGCCATGCAGTAACGTCACCATTCATAGCTTGGATCTTAACATAGTCTCCGACTTTTGATGTAGCTTGAGTATTAATAAGGTCTTTGTCATCTGTAGATGAACCAGCATAAGTAATGCCGTCAGCTGCAGCAGGACTAATAGTCAAATTATTTTGACCATCAGCGCCTGTATTAATAAATGTAAATACATTTCCAACAGCAATTGCTGGTAATGTAAATACTACATCTTTAGTATTTGATAAGAAAGTTTTTCCTGAATCAGTAGTAATAACGACAGTGTAATTTGAATCCTTCTGTTCGATATTATATCCAGTTAAACCTGCTTCGTTTTTCTTCCCTTGTAAGATAGGGCCTCTAAACAATGTTGATGCCATGATTATAATCCTCCTAGTTATATGAATGCTATCTCTAGGCCGTCGAGTATACGCGTTAGCATTCTATTAAATAATTGTATACTAATTATTTTATAGCCCAATTTTTAATAGAGCGCAAGGTATCCTGTAGTGAAAAGTTGATTTTTGATAGCGCTTAAGTGGCTATCGAAACTTCGGGCTTTGAAACCGCTATTTTATTTTGACGAGTGTCTTCTTCAAATTCACGAGCAATAATTTGTTTAATAACATCCTGAATCTCTCTGTTAATTTCAATCATTTTAAGATTGACCTTCCCTGATTTCAGGTGCTCTTTTTGCCACTCGAGTTCCAAGGACCGTTTCGTATTGTAAAGGTCTTCGGTCATCTGTAACCTCCTCATAGGTTATCCATTTACCAGTCTTACTAGTAAATCCATCAGATTCGAACTTTACCTCATTTTTTCCCAGCTTGTCAAGGATAGATTGTTCAATACTTTCTACACTATCTTCAGCTATAACTGAAAAGTTAGCATAATAGCCATTATATCGAATCTGTATTTGGAAGTTTTTCATAGTATTTCTTCTTTATAGTCGAAATGAGGCGATTTTGAGGCCGCCTCATTTCTAATTTTCTTAGGTATTAAGCACCCTCAACACCGTAAATACCTCTAGGGTCAGAACATCCGAAGACGTATCTTGCTCTAGCTTTGTATCTAACGTTGCCTGTGTCAAAGTCCCCTTCCATCTTAGTAGTAAGAGGAGCTCTGTCAAAGTGCTTCATTCCATTAGGAACATCTGTGATAATGTACCAAGAATCAGAATCAGTTAAGAAATTATTCACTCTATAACCTTGAGGAATCATTCCCATAGATTTGACTGCATTGATATCATTGTCAGCAGTTCCAACTCTACCTTGAGATTTCATCAATCTCTCAGCAGTGAACTGACCAGCAGATGGCACAATCATCTTCACACCTTTTGCCGCAATTTTTAAACCTCTTTCATCAGTTAGCGCAGCGATATCAATTAACGCTTGCTCTAATGAAGTTTCGTTTAAATCCGACTGAGTAGTTAAAGTGTTTGAAAACACTCCAGCTATCGTTGGGTGATCTGTTGTAAATAAAGACGATCCGTCCCCTGAAGTAAATGTGCCTACGCCTGGTAGACCATTATTCAAAGGTGTTGCGCCTTTAACTTGTTTAGTGTTTGCCATCGATCTTGCTAGTGCTTTTGTATATCTAGAAGCAAGTCTGTCATACAGGTTATCTTCAATAGCTTCCTCAGTGATTGCAAAAGCGAGAGCGATAGTCTCGTTAGTGTATCTTGCTGTGAAAGTTTCTTGCGCTTGGTCATAAGCAACTCCAGAACCTTCTGGTTTTGCTAGTGCCGATGCGAAACCTGACAACATAACTTCTTCTTCAAAAGCTCTGTCAGATGACTCAGTAGTATAAATCTCAGCTGCCTGATCTTCATACTGTTTGTACTCCAGGCCAAATAGAGCATTTAAACCTGGTTCTAGTTCTTTAACTAGCTGATTACGTGATATTGCCATGTTCTATACTCCTTATATTCCAGCGCTGTTATTACCGAGTATATGCTCGTCAATCATGACTCGCCATACACATCCAGCAACAGAAGCGTCTTGGTTATTTGGGTCTCTGGAGATTCCTATTAACTTAAGTTGGTCAGCTGATGTTCCGACAGTACCACTCATAGTAAATCCAGAAATAAAAGTGGATGAACTACCTGCAGTAGCAACTATTGGTGCAGTACCACCTACAGAAGCAGCCGCCGGCGTAGCCGAAGCTGTTCTTATTTCAAACATTTGTTGTGGATCGCTATTAACGAGCGCAACAATGTCTGTAGCAGTATTCGATGCTTTCGAATAATTTGCCCATGTAGGTTTACCTGTAGCTGCATCAGTGTAGAACACGCCGTTTAGTGAACCAACATTATTCGCAGTTGAATTAGTTGAAGCTAAAATAACTCCATCTGCAGTCAACTGGACCATGTCGTGATGGTACATAATAGCAGAACTTGCTGCTACTAGCCATTCACTTAAGCCGCCGTTGTTATCATTCTGACCTACTTTTCTGATTGGTCTCAAACCGAAACCAGTCGTACTTTGATTAGCCATAGTTTTTCTCCTTGTGTAGACTATTTTACTAGCCCACGGTTAATATAATCGTTGGTAGGGAATTGGTTGTTATCCCGAGAAGTAATTACTTCTTTGTACCACCGAAGGTTGTACGAGACTGTCTATCAATATTGATAGGCATTCTTCTGTCCTGTTCCTTCATTAAATCGTTGTCTACAGCTTCCATCTGTTCACCCGCTAATTTAGCGTTGTATTCAGATCTTGCTCTCGCGATCTCTTCAGGTACCCTTGTCAGGACAAGGCCTCCGTGCCCGATAACCCCTTCATATTTGCCATCTTGAATTGCTGGATAGTCATCTTCTGGATATTCATCGGCTCTTACTAACTCATACCCGGACCTTAAGCGTCCTTGTACGTTTTTCGTGTCGACGAAACCTAGAATTTCTACCCTGACCCATCTGTGTCTAAATCCAGTTGGCGCGTTGGGTGTATCTAAGTACGATGGTGGAGTCCAAACTACTTTACGTTTTTCTTTGTCTCTTGTCTGGCTCGCACGGGAAGATTTATTTGTTTCTTTTTTCATATGCTATTCCTCCTTCGTGAGTTGTAATTGTCTTGCATACTCTTCTAGTGGCACTCTTAATTTCTTAGCTATTGCTACCTGTGATGAAGTGAGTTTCACAGTTTTGCGACTAGTCTTTGAACTACGCGTTGCAGAGGCAACGTTTTGTGTAGGTTTACTAACCGTATGTGTCACTTTACCAAATTTCTGAGGGAATTCAAGTCTTATTCTCTTATCAATTTCCTCGTAGTAAGAATCTGATTTTGGATCAAATCCTTCTTCTTCGGTAAGCTTCCTATGAAGATCAAAAGCGGTGTAGGTCATAGCGTTATCACGCCCAAACCAATCATTTTTATCCGCCCATTCCTCCGCTTTAGGATCAGGTGCGACAGGTTGTTGAACCGGTTGTTGTATAACTGGCTTCTCTTTAGCAGCAGTTTCTTCCATTTTCTGTCTACTTTTAATTTCGGCCAATTTACCTTGTTCATAACCCAATTGAGAGATTGCAGTTAAAGCTTCTACTTCAGCCTTTTTATCATCGGCTTCTCTTGAAGCAGATAATTTAGCTTGAGCAGCTGCCAATGATGATTGAATTCTATTCTCCATTTCTGAAGTATAGTCTTTTTCATAATTGATCGCTTGAGTGCTTAACTGATCTCTTTCTCTCATTACACGTTTCGCATAAGAAACAGCCTCTTCTTTCTGTCTCTCAGCTTCACGCATTTTTCTAGTCAGCTTGGCGATACGTTTTTTAACGCCTTCGCTGTATTCTTCCATTTCTTTCTTTTGTTCTTGTACTGGTTCTTCTTTTACTTCTTCCTTTTTGTCTGGTTCGCTAGCTTGAACATCAGGCTGCTTATCAGGTTCCGCAGGTGTGTCAGCGGGCTTATCACTGTCTTGAGTAGTTTTTTCATCTTTTACTTCTCCTCCTTCAGCTTTTTTTTCTAAATCAATCTCGGTAGCTTTTTCATCAGCATCACCAACATCAATTAGTTCTTCTTTTCTTATCTCTTCTTTTTTTTCTTCTGGCATAGTCCTCCTATGTTTATATGTCGTGGAATATATCTTCAGGGTTATCCACGGTCGCTAGAACTTCATCATCATTGAGAAGTCTAACTTCACCCCCATCTATTTTCATTCTAGATCCGGCGTATCTAGCAAAAATAATCCAGCTTCCTTTTTTACACCAAGGTCCTTCTGGATATCTTTTTTTATCTTTATAACAATCCGGTCCTAATGCTAGAACTAATCCACAAGTCGATGCCACCTGTGCTCGTTCTACCACATCATCAGTTATA